GGTACAAATATCAGTGAAGTTCAATCCTACTGTGATTTAAACAAGCCAGACATTATATTCATTGACCAATTGGATAAAATAAAAGTCAAGGGTAATTTTAACAGAAGTGATGAACGATTAAAGGAACTGTATTATATGGCAAGGGAAATCGCAAAGCGTAACAATTGTTTGGTATGGGCGGTATCTCAAGCCGGTGCTGATGCCGAAGGAAAAGAATTTTTAACCTATGATATGTTGGATGGGTCTAAAACAGGCAAGGCGGGGGAAGGTGACATTATTATTGGCATTGGTCGTAGTTCAGACCATGATGAGAATACGACAAGATTCTTGAACATATCAAAGAATAAGGTTAATGGCATACACTCTGGATTGGCTTGTAAGATTAATGTTCAAACGGGTGTGTTTAGTGAGGATGATGAAAGATGATAATGTGTCTAGATATAGAAACAACATTTAAAAAGGATGATTTGTATTCCTACAATGGTACCAATCAATTGGTCAGTGTGGGAATTAAAACACAGACGGGAAAAGAAGATTATATATGGTTTTACCATAAGGAAAGGAGTCCAACAAAAAATGGAAAGGATATACTACAGAATTTACTACATCATACTACTTTGCTTATCGGTCATAATATTAAGTTTGATTTGTCTTGGCTGTATAATTGTGGTTTTACCTATAACAATCGTGTGTTTGATACTATGGTTGTTGAATATATACTTAGCAGAGGGATACATAGGGATTTGTCACTTGATGGAAGTTGTAAAAGAAGAAAAGTTAAGCAAAAAAAGAAATATTTAGTGCAGGATTTTATGAAAAACGGTACAAGCATGGAAGATATTCCCGCCCGTTTGGTTGAGGAATATGGAATGGGTGATGTAAGCTGTACCTATGAATTGGCACAGGAACAGTGTAGAATATTGGAGGTGGAATTAAATGAGTTTAGTAAATACAATTAATCTGTCATTTGAAATGACAAAAGCCTTGACAGACATAGAGGTTTGTGGTATAAAAATTAACGTAGATACACTTCATAAATTAAGGGATGACTATCACGAGGAGATGGTTATTTTAAAGAAAAAGCTAGATACAATGATTATAGAGGCAATGGGTGACACCCCTGTTAATTTGGATAGCGGTGAGGACAGGTCTGTTGTTATGTACAGTTGTAAGGTAAAAGACAAAAATCAATGGAAATCTGCATTTAATTTAGGTACAGAAGTACGCAGGGGTGGGGCAAAACGTCCCAAAAGGAGACCAAATTTAAGCAGAAGAGAGTTTAACAGCAGGGTTTCTCGCATGACAGACGTAATTTACAAAACAAAAGTACAGAGATGCGACAATTGTTTTGGAAAAGGAACTGTTAAAAAGTATACTGTTAAGGGTGAACTATATAAAATAGCACCTAAATGTCCTAATTGCATTGGTAAAGGTGTTGTATACATATCAACAGGGGAAGTGGCAGGATTTAAATTAGTACCTACAAATATTCTGGATTGTACTGTTCACGGATTTAAAACGGACATGGGTACTGCTAGTAAACACATAACGGAATCAAATCCTGTTGCAAAAGAATTTTTGGAATCTTATACTAGATACAGTGCCATACGAACTTATTTAAGAACATTTATAGAGGGAATAGAAAGAGGTTTAGACGTTAACAATTTTATTCATCCACAATTCATGCAGTGTGTAACATCAACAGGTCGGCTGTCTTCAAGGAATCCTAATTTTCAAAATATGCCTAGAGGAACAACATTTCCCGTGAGAAAAGCCATTGTCAGTAGATTTAATAATGGATTTATATTGGAAGGGGATTATAAACAATTAGAATTTAGAGTGGCGGGGTTCTTATCCAAGGATAAACAAGTGTACAAAGATGTTAAGAATAATGTGGATGTTCATCAATATACTGCAGATACAATGAATGTATCTAGGCAAGATGCCAAGGCACATACATTTAAACCATTGTATGGTGGTATTTTAGGAACACCAAAGGAAATGAGATACTATGAGGCATTTAAAAACAAGTATTGGCAAGTTAATAATTGGCATTACAAACTACAAAAAGAGGCGGTTGAAACAAAGAAAATAAAGTTGCCTTCTGGAAGGGAATACGCATTTCCAGAGGCTAGGTGGACACAGTATGGCAATGTAACAAATTCCACAGCGATTAAGAATTATCCTGTACAGGGATTTGCAACGGCAGACTTATTACCTCTTGCGTTAGTTAACCTATATGCTATAATGAAAAGAAAAAATATGAAAAGTGTTATTTGTAACACTGTACATGACAGCATTACCTTGGATGTATATCCTAGTGAAAAAATTGAATGCATTGACTATTTGCGTACATCCATGATGAGTATTAAGGATGAATGTAAAAGAAGATACAATATTGATTATGATATGCCAATTGACATTGAGTTGAAAATTGGTCATAATTGGTTGGATTTAGAGGAAATATAATGGATTACAAAGATTATAAATTAAAAGGACAGGTTCACGCACCATTTAGTCCGTATCTCATGGAATTTGAAATACCCGAACCGTACATTAAAATGCTGAATGATTATGGTGACAAAATATCGGAAAGTGATAAAAAATCCAAGCAGTTGGATTGGTCGGATAATTTAGTTGGTAACGTAAAACAGGAACACAAAATTGAAGACCATATCTGGCACAACAAACCAGATGAACATTTACCAACATTCTTTAATTGGATAGGTCACTGTACAAATTTGTACGTTAAAACAAAGTTAAATGCCGATGGTGATGATGCAGACAAGGAAAAAGCAAAACAAGGAATTAAAAAGGTCATGTTACATAACAGTTGGCTTGTTAATTCTATTGCCGGTGATTTCAATCCTCCCCATATGCATTATGGAATGCTGTCTGCGGCAGGTTGGTTAAAAATGCCACCATCCGTGGAAAAGGGTGAGGAAAGGGAACACGCAGGTTGGATTGAATTTTTATATGGAACACCACAACTGTTTATAGACCCAAAATATCCTGTAAAGCCACACGTAGGGCAAATATTTATGTTTCCCGCTTGGTTATTGCATGAAGTTTATCCATTTAGGGGCAAGGGTTTAAGAAGAACTATATCTTTTAATTTAAGTTTTGAAATGTAGTTGACATACCTTTTGTATGTTATATAATACATATACGATTTAGGAGTAATACTCTTGCAAAAGTATTATTGCTTCTGGCTGAATAATGTCCGCCTATTTAACAGGGCATAAGGCACACTAAAGAGGAAGTATGGTCGAATGACTGAGGTAATCGGAGGTGGTACTGGAAGTAGCGTTAGGCAATGAAAATTGACTGTTCGTGAAAAGGTTGAGGGTGAACACAAGATAATCCCTCGAAGCTACCTAATAATTAATTTTGCAAAAAGGAGTTCAAATTGAACACAAACGAAATATCAAAGGTTGGTTACAATCCTCTACCAACTAAAATAGACGACATTACAGAGGATAACCTAAGAAAGTTGATTGGTCAATCTGGTGATATATCATCTGGCGGTGGATTACCTAGATTAAGCATCAATCACTCTACTGAAGATGATGATGGAAATTCTATTCCTAGAGGATTTTTTATGATAAAGAACGGTAGTGGGAGGTCTATCTTTGCACCTAAAGTTATGTATAGACCTTTTGTTCGTACCTTTATGTATTCTGTGTGGGATAATGACAGTAATCAATTCGGTAGTCAAACTATTCAATCTCGTAGTATGAATGATTTATTTTATGATACTAATGGTGGATTGAAATGTGGTAAACTTGCCCCCAATAAACTAAAAGCACTAGACGAGCATTCTCCCGAGGCAGTACTCCAAAAGGGCATTAAATGTGTCCAAGTACTATATGGATTAGTGACCATAGATGAGGGGCAAGATGCCACAGGTAAACCGGCATCCGTTAAAGACCAAGAATCTGTTTGGTATGTAAGAGGGTCAAGTTTTATTCGTATTTCTGATTGGGTAAAAACATTGGAAGCACAGAGAAAACTTATGCCTACTGCAATTGCCGAATTAACAACTGTTAAGGGCAAACGGGGCGGTAACATATATTATGGTGCCAATGCCAAGACAGTTAAATTTGGCAAATTCACTAAAGATGACCAAGCTTTGCTATTACAATTTTTCGGTACAATTAATTCTTTTAATAATGGTATTATAGAAACGCATAGAACCAATAAAAAATTAAAGGAAAATTCAGACGATAATATTTTAGAAGCAAGGTTGGGTAATGGAACCAATTCTTGATTTAGTTAAGAGTTATCTCACTGACGCAAGTAAGGGCGAGGCTGAAATCTCGCCTAAACTTGTTCGGGAATTTAAAAAGGCTTGTGGTAATGCCTTGAAGAGACAGTTTAGTCCAGATAAAAAGAAATGGCGAATGCGTATGTCTGGATTGGGCAAACCACTATGCCAACAGCAACTCGATAAAAAAGAACTTCCCAGAGATTTAGAATACAATGCCGTAATGAGGTTTCTTATGGGTGACCTTGTTGAAGCGGCTTCCATATTTATTATGAAGGCTTCTGGTGTTGATATAGAATACACACAGAAGAAGGTATCTGCAAAGATTGGTGGAAAGAATATTAAGGGAACATTGGATGTAAAGATTAACGGCAAGGTATGGGACATTAAATCAACAAGTCCCTATGCATTTACAAATAAATTTGGAAATTATGGTGGATACACTAAAATAAAAGAGGATGACCCTTTTGGTTATCTTGTACAGGGATACAGCTATTCCGAAGCGGATGGTTCACCATTTGGTGGTTGGATTGCCGTAAATAAGTCAACAGGTGAATGGGCAATATGTGAAGCACCACAGGAGCAGGAGGAAGAAAAGAATGAGACGTTACAGAAGGCTAGTGATAATGTTAAGGCGTTGGTTGAGGACAAACCTTTTAAAAAGCTATTTGAACCGAAAGACGAAAAGATAAAAATCAAGGGTGAGGATATATTTACAAAGAACAAGCTAATGCCGATGGAGTGTAGTTTTTGTAGTTACAAATATCACTGTTGGCCTAAAGCCGAACTTCACAAAAAGATAGCTACAAGGGCACAGAACAGGCCGATGGTGTGGTATACCAAGTTAGTTCAGAAAGATTTGGAAAATTGCCTGTAATATTTCAGCTAAACATAGAAGATACGGATATTGAGTCCAATCGTGACATTTTTTACATTGAAGAGTATACAAAAGACAGAAATGCCCATAATGTGCTGTTTTTACGCACTAGAGACCCTTTTCGTGTTTTGTGGGGTGATAAGTCCTTTGTTACCAATAAACTTACCATAGACGAGGATATAGAACAAATTAAAAATTTACTGGGCAGAAATGCCATCATAATTGCTGATATTAAGGGATATACGGAAGAATTAAGAAAAACATCACCACAAACAGCACAATACTTGGATAGACGGTTGGAAGAGTTATATGAGATACATAAACCCAAAAATATCGTTAAATGAAGTTAAGTCATGGGTTTAGAAGTAAATTTGAACTTGAGTTTGCACAGTATCTGGCGAAGAACAAGATTAAGTATAAATATGAAAAAGATAAATTTAGATACATTGTACCGATTAAATCATACACTCCAGATTTTTATTTGGTAGAATATGGATTTTATCTGGAATTGAAAGGAAATTTGGATGTCACCGATAGGGTTAAACATTTACTTGTTAAAGAGCAAAATGAAGGTTTGGATGTTAGATTTATATTCCCAAATTCAAAGAAGAAGATATATAAGGGCAGCAAAACTACTTATGCCAATTGGTGTGATAGGCATGGTTTTTTGTATGCTGATAACAGGATACCTAATATATGGCTAAAATAATATCAAGAATTTATGCGTTGTTTAGAGGAATAATAAGTTGGAAATATTTAAAAAAAGAATGGTCAAGAAAGAAGAAATAATACTACCCAAAAATAGGATGTATGTTATAATATCTCCTGTAGCAGAAGACCAGTTTAATATAATGTGCATTGATAAAATGGAGAAACCTATTGGGGAACTGTATTTTATGATGAGGGGATTGTGTGAAATGTCCATAAAACATCAAGAAGACTTAATTGAAATTGGAAAAGAGGTTATGTTAAAGGAAAAATTAAAAACAGCAAAAAAAGATTTATTCAACAACATCATTCCATTTAGACCAAGGGGAGGAAATGGTAAAAAACACTAAATTTGATTTGGATTTACAGTATGGACAATTGCGGGAACAGCAGGTTCATGATATGTTTCACAATAAAAAGATTGAAGTTAAGACTGAGAGAGACTGGTGGAAGAAAACAGGTAACATTGCGATAGAATATGAGTGTAATGGAAAGACTAGTGGTATTGATAAAACAGAATCTGATTTCTGGATTCATATTTTATCAAATGGTACGGGCAATTACTGTAAATTGGTTTTTGAAGTTCCTGTATTGAAAAGATTGGTTGAAAAATACAAAAATACACACAGTAGGTTAGTAGGGGACAGGGGAGTATCTCGCTGTGTTCTAATACCCTTAAACGAACTGTTTGAAAAGGAAAATGTTGAATTATGATAACTAGTCTAGTTAGGGTTGAAAATGAAAAAAAATTGGGAGGGTAATGGAAAAGACGACAAAAAATTTCTTGATAAAAGCCGAAAGTCTGGTTGCAGGGGATAGACACAAGGATTATGGTGATAAAACTGACAATCACAAAAATATATCAAAATTATGGTCAGCGTACAAGGACATTGAAATTACTGCACATGACGTAGCGATAATGATGTGCTTGTTGAAAGTTGCACGAACAAAACTCGGTGAAGTTAGTGAAGATACATATATTGACATGGCTGCGTATGGGGCGATAGCCGGTGAAATAAAATTCAAGGAGAAAAATGAAGAAGATAACTAATGAACAAGTAAATATTTTACTTAAATATTTGAGCAGTAAACCTTATTTGGAGGTTTATAATTTAATACAACTATTGGGAAGTCTGCCAGAGATAGAGGGTAAAAATGGTGGACAAAAAGATACCAAACAAAAATGAGGCGATACTTCAGTTGCTGTATTTTGGAGTTGACAAGTATGGCAATTTCTTTTCAGAAAAATGGACGTGTCCTCCCGAAGAGTTTCGTAAACACATGGATAAGTGGAACGAGAATTACGTAGATACAATAAGGTATGAGAACGTGATAAAATATATAGATAATCTATTTAACAGAGACATTAAGGATGTTAGGGGATATTTAGGATGACAAAAACTATTACAAATATAGTACAAAATGATTCTGGTGGTACGAATCCAGATACCCATGCACATGAGGACAAGGTATGGGAATTACAATTTGAAGATGAAAATTCTGCTGTTATGACTAAAGGAAAAATGTTAGAATATTTAACAAAGGGAACTGTACCTGTCAAGACAGTGCATTCCTTTAAAAAATGGGATATAATAACAAAATTAGGACATACAATTAGAACTTGGGTTGTTGTATATGATGACAAATCTCATGTACAATTAGCCAATAAAGATTTTTATTCTTTATTAACACATGGGCATACTACTGTAAATGGAGAGGAATCTACTGAAACTATTGAAGGTGATAGGGGGGCAATATCTACTGCCATTGTACAGGCTCAAAAAGAAGCCGAAACTAGTCCAAAAACAGTAACAACACCAGAAGAAAAAGTTGAACTAGATGAATTTAGACAAGATGCAATGAGAGATAATTATTCTCCTGTATTTGGTAAAAAGGAAGACATTGGCATTGAGGAATAAAAAAAGCCCCAGTTAAACTAGGGCTTTCTTATAGGTATGGAGTACCTATTTATTCTTTTAGCATATGCAACAATCCCTTTGTAGGTGTCCAATCTCTTTCATTTTTCCTGTTATATATAGTTTTATTATCTACTATTTTTTGTTTGTATTTGGGAGTCCTTACTTCCTTTGCTATTGGATTGGATTTCTTTTGATATACTTTAATCATCAATAATTTTTATGATATGTTTTATACTATCTTCTTGACGTTAATTGCGTTTTCTTTTCCCTTGTTCTCCCCCATATCAAATTCTATTTCCTCTCCTTCTTTCAAGGTGTCAATACCCGCTTCTTCCAAAGCCGATACGTGAAGAAATACATCTTTACTTCCTTCCTGTTCAATAAATCCATAACCTTTGGCCGGATTAAACCATTTAATTTTTCCTATAGTCATTAGTTTCCTTTATTAGTTAATCCTCAATAATTTTGAGGATGTGTTTCTTTCCGTCTTCTTTCCATATTTCTATCTTAGCCGTGACGGGACGGCATTCCATTCTTGGGCCATCTGGCCCGGAACTTCTTTCACTTAATCTTTTTGCTTTTAAGCAATCTCCAATATTGTCGTATGGCAC